CCACGCCGGCCGCATAGTTATTGGGCTCCCAGGTCTGCGGCGACCCCTGGCCGAGCGAGAAATAATCGGTAGACGGATTGGCCGGGTCATTGCCCAAGACCTGCCGGAGTCCCATGCCGGGCTGGTTCTTCGTGATGGTCAAATTGCCGTTGACCTGGAACCCCTGCCACGTGTAGCCATCAACCATCGGCGCGACCACATAGCGGTAGCCGTCGGCGTTCGCGACGATCTGCGACGGCGTAAACCCGCCCAGCGGTCCCGCGCCGAGGATGCCCAGCGAGTCGGCGTACGTGGACTCATCCCGGTACGCGACCATCAGAGCGTTGGCCATGAACGCGTAGAGCGCGTTACCGCCCGAGTTGCACCAGATTTCCGGGAGCGCCAGGCCCCAGATGTACTCCGTGATGATCGAAGTAGCGGTGACCTTGTTGCGCCCGAAGCCAAGGAAGCCCGTCGAGTCGTCCTTGATGATCACGCCCTGCGGGTCGCACTGCTGGCCGCCGAAGTACGGCGACATCCCATGTACTTGGCAACCGTTCGCCGACTCCAGATAGAAGTCGCAACTGTCCGGGTCGCCGCCGGCCGCGGTGACCGCCGCCGCGCTCGCGCCCTTGGTCGCCCACAGGCAGTACACGCCGTCGTTGTATGTCTTCCAGCACTGGCGGCTGGCCTGCCGCTCCGGGTACTGGTTCATGATCTGGAAGAAGCCGTCGGAGCAAACCACCGGGAAGTTCGGTGTGCCGTCGCTCGTAAAGTTCTGGATGACGCCCTTCCAGATTTGAATTAGGATGCCGGAGTTGACGTTGAAGGCGCAGAAGTCGATCTCCGCGTACTTGAGATCGGTGTCGTTGGAGAGGTCCGTCATCGTGCGGTCGGCATTGCCGAAGGTGAAACGCACGCTGTCGGAGGAGCCTTTGATGTCCTGCGAGATCAGAACGTCGGAGCCGGGCTCGCCGATCCCGGTAACGCGCGGCTGGTAGAGTTGCGAACTGCCCGCCCAGCCGAGTGCGGCGGCCACCGCGCCGGCCGCCCCATCGGTGAGCGTCACCCGCCGGTCCGAAAGCCAGATGTCCGGCACTGTGGCCTCTTGCACGCGGATGTGGATGAGCGGGATGATCTCCTGGACTTCGGAAAGCAGCGCCGTCGAAAGCGCAGTCGAAGGGAAGCGCAGGCAGGGCGCGGACGTCACCGCGTACGTCGGTGCCGCAGTCGGATCGACGACCTCGATCAGATTAAAGCCAGTCTGACAAGCATTGCGCAGGTAGTTGAAGGAGATCGGCGTCTCCTCGAAGGTCACGAGGACAGAGCTTGTGGTCCCGTCCGGGTTGGGCACGTTGTAAGTGAACGCCTCCCATGGGCCCTGCATGGACTCCCAGAAATCCTGAAGTTCGTGCAACTCGGTCCAACCCAGGTTGGGGCGCGCGAACTGAAACTTGCGGGGCCCGATGCCGGCGTAATACCGCTGCTCTTGCTTGGCGTCGAGGCTCCCGAAACGATGGACGATCACCGGGCGCTCCACCGAGAAGGCGTATGGAGGCTGCGTAGTGAGCGGAAATGTTTGGCCGGAGTTGATCACCGCGTTGACGGTTATGCGGCCGATGGTATCGGACATGGGTATTGGAGAGGAACCTCAGCGAGCGCCAACTTGTGAACGGGCGTATAATTGGCCCAAGTAGGATCGAGGCACAATCGTGACTGCGCCCACGTCTAAGCCGGCTCCTCCCGGTGATACTCCGGGCCCGGCAATGCCGAAGAGTGATCGCCCAAAACCGCTCGAAAAGTTCGACGTCGTTTCAAAATTCTGCATCGCTCTGGGAGGCTTGGCTTTATCGGGCGCGATTGGATTTTCAACGATCTACTTCAGCCACCAGGCAACTGAACGTCAGGCGAACGGTCAGATTGAGGCACTTGCGCTCCAGCGCCGTTCGTCGGCTGCGCAGTTGGAGCTATCCTTGTTGCCGGTATTTGCACGCGGCACCGACGCGGAGCGGCAACTAGCGCTATCCATTCTGGGCTCGTTAGCCCCAGACGAAGCTGAGCGTGTTGGTGCCGTTGTTATTCCGCAACTCAAGTCCGAGACGCAGCGCCGAGAGGCCAGTCAAGCGATGTCCTCTCTCCCGGAAAGGAAGCAACAACAAGAATTTCGTCAGCGACTGCAAAATGCAGCCATCTACCGACAGTCTTCGCTGGACGCAAACGCGTGCCGAGAGTATTTTGCTGCGTTTGAGAGCTTGCCGCCAGGGGAGAAAAAAAGAGTGGCTACGGAAGTTGAGACAGCGCGAAGGGAATACTCGCGGGGCCAGTTCAGCGATGCAGCAGTCCGGCTGCAAACCCTACTCGGCACGAAGTAAACGGAAAATTGGAGATGTGAATCATGAGCAAACGTGTTGTACAAACTCTAGTGCTGTGCGGCTTGGCTGCGCTGCCTTCAGCGGCACAAAAACCGTCTTCCACTTGCGAAGTCAAAGTGTCCACACCTCAGCCAGGCGACAGAGTTGGACGAGACGGAAGAGTCAGGGGCACTGCTAAAATCCCGAGTGGTACCTATCTTTGGGTCCTGTCGCATCTTAAGGACTTGACGGAGGAGTGGTGGCCTCAAGGAGGGCGACCTGCGTCGATTGACCCGCAGACCGGAGAGTGGGTGATCATTGCTGGCTATGGAAGAGCCGAGGACGTGAAAGAGGATTTCGAAGTTGCCGTGGTCGTCGTCGATGGCAACACGAACTCCAGATTGCGTGATTGGTTCAAGGACGCGAAGGCAAAAGATTATCCTCCGGTCGACTTCCCCACTCCGATCGATGGATGTCCGCCAATAAAAGTGATGGTGAATAAGACGAGCCATTGAAACGCTCCATGCCATTGAGAGGCAGAGGAGATATCGCCATGCCCTATGCGACCTCCATCAGTTCCAGCCGTTGCAAGTTAGAGCGCGCGATATCTGTGGCCTGTGCCCAATTTCCGCGGAACACGACCGTCACGCGCCCCTGGGTGTTGTTGCCAGTGGGGTCGTAATTGCTCCCGATCTGCTGGCCTGACGCCACATCGAACGGATTGTAGAATGCGAAAGGCGTCAGCCCACCGTTCTGGGACACCCAGAAGTTGTACAGCACCGAAAGCGCCGTTGCGTTGAGGCGCTTGCTGAGCCGGAATGTGCGGCGCGAGGTCTGCGCAAGCTGCGACCGCTGGATCGTCCCGTCGCGATACTGGTTCTGAAGCTGAGCGTACTCGCGCAACTCCGTAAAGGCGGTACATAGCGAAGCGGGCATCACTCCGTTGGCTTCGGCTTGTACGAGATTCCCTGGCATTGGACTACGCCACCATCAGCCCCGGCACCTGTAAGTTGGCCGACTGCTGCGTCCGTCCGTAGCTGGCATTCTGAGCCGCCAAAGACTGGTCGGCCACGAAGTCCGAGGTGATCGGTTGCCCGTTGATGTTGAGCGACACGTACGTGCTGCCGCCCGCCGTCGTGTTCGGACCCGGCGTCGTGGGGAACGTCGTCCCGCCGATGCCGCCCAACGTGGGGAGATCCGAGGCGTACGAGTGCCACGCGTTGTTCTGAAAGCTCGCCTGCTGGTAGAGATTGCCACCCTGCTCGGCCAAGCTGCCGGCGTACGCCGTCGATGCCGAGAGAGGCATCTTCTGGCCGGTGGCTTCAGAGTAGAGCATCACCAGTTGGCGCACTTTCGGCGACCGCACGGCCACGGCGATGTCGTTGCCGAACTCGGACTGCGCAATACCCACTACCTGCTTGATGGTTCCGCTGTTCTGGGGAATATCGACACCGTAAATCTGCTTGATGTCGTTGTGAGCCTTGACCGTGGGCGACTCGATTCCGGCCAGCTTCTCACCGACACCGATCCCGAAGCCAGCGATAGCGCCGATGCCGGCACCAAGCACCGCACCCATGGGACCACCCACTTGCATCCCGATTCCCGCGCCCAGCAGTCCGCCGCCAACCGTGCCCATGCCTACGCCACCCCAGCTTCCCATCTGCTTTCCCATCAGGCCGCTAGTCGCCAGCATCATCCCGGCCGCCGTAGCGGCGGGCGACGTGGCCACGGCTAGGCCACCGCTCTCGGCTTGCCCTGCGAACGTGGTCTGGTCGATGGGGAGACCGTGGAAAGCCTTGGTATTCCAAACGGAACTCTCCAGGCCCGAAAGGCCACCCGCCAGACCTCCCGGCTTGCCGCCACCGCCGACCGCGAGACCCATCATCTGGGAGAGCGGGCTCTGGCGGTTCAGTGGTAGATTCGCCAGCGCGGACATGCTGTACGGGGCGGCCTGCGCGCCGCCACCGCCGCCGCCGCTCATACTGCCGCTCATCCCGTCGCCGCCCATACCGAGCGTCTGCGCGATCCGATCCTGGTTCATCGGCAGGCTCGCGAGGTCGGAGTACGATGGGGGCCCTGGCGCAGCAGCGAAACCCGCGCCACCGGGCACGCCGACCGTCGCCATTCGCGCCGGTACCGAAATACTCGGCCCAGAGACGCCCGCCAGTCCGGCGATCCCGACGGGCGCAGCAACCGCCATCTTCCCCATGACGTTCGCGAGCACAGCGTCACTAGCCATGCCAACCGGAGCCGTCCGCGCCGGTATGGGGACGCCAGCCAGCCCGGCGACCCCAACGGGGGCGGCGGGCGCGGCAACCGCCGGAGGCGTCGTCTTCCCCATGGCATCCGCAAGCACTGCGCCACCGGTCATGCCAGTCGTAGCCATCCGCGCAGGTACGGAGATGCTCGGCACGGAGACGCCCGCGAGGCCGGCGATCCCTGCGGGCGCGGCAACCGCAGGAGCGGTCATCCCCATTGCGCCCGCCAGCACCGCGGTGAGCGCCGCCACGTGGGCGGTGTTGAGTATCGTCGCGGTGGTGTTCTGATCCGTCGATATCTTCACCGGGTCGGCAGGCTTACTGCCGCCGAACACGCCTTTGAAAATACCGGCCAACCCGCCACCCCCGTCCGCTCCGAAAATCGCCGGATGGAGGATGTTTGCGGTCATCGACGCCATGCCCTCGGCGACCGGCTTGATTACCGCCTCGTGGATCGTGTTTCCAAGTTCCTTCGGGAACTTGGCCGGGTGCGTCAACAGCGTTTTCCAGAGGCCTTCGCTCTCCTTCTTGAGGCCGTCTATCTGCTGCTTCTGAAGTTCAAGCTGCTTCATGGCCGCCTCTTCCTGCGCCTCGGCGATTTCCTTGTTCAGGTCCTTCGCCATTTTGGCCCCATCGACCAGCTTGGCTGCGGCGTCGGTCTCTTTAAGAATGCGCTCCGACTCGACGCCGGCAAGCTCCTTGGCTAAGTCGATTCGAATGCGATACGTCTCGCGGATCGCGTCCATGCCCGTATCGCCGCTCAAACCGACCATCTTTTCAGCCCGCCCTGCCTTCCTGGTGATGGTGTCTTTCTGCGCTTCGAGGTTAATCGAATCGACCTGATCCTGGGCGCGGAACCACTCCTCCCACTCCTTCATCTGGTCCTTAGAAGGACCGAGCCGCTCCATCATTTTCAGCGAGCGCTTGCTCTGGTCCTCCTGCGCGGACTCTTCGAACTTCCGCCAATCCAGATCGAACTTCGCGGCCTCCGCGGTTCGGATCTTGCCCGCCTGCTCGTCTGCGGACTTGCGGATCGCGACGATATCGGCCTCGACCCCCTTTAGCTTCTGGGCCTGCGCGATTAGCTGGTCGCGCTGGTAGAAAATTTTCCCGACAGCGTCGAGCTCTGCCTCGGTGCCTTTCTTCTCGAACTCTGCCGCCGACGTCTGGAATTGCTTCACCGCCTCCTTCAGTTCCTTTGCCTTGTCAATCGACTGCTGGATGCTCTCGACGCTCCCCTTCTCCCGCTCAACCTGCTCCGTAACCGGCCCGATCTTAGACCACGGCGCACCCTGTCCCCGGAGCGCGGTAAGCTCTTTCTGCGTTTTCTCCAGCGCGGCCATCGCGGCATGGAGCTCGCGCGATTCGCCGCTGGCGGCCAGAGCCGCTTCCACACGTGACTTCTGCGCGCCCGTCATACTGGGCGGCGGTGGAATCATATCGTCGTCTGTATCGCCGGGCAAGATCTGCATCCCCTTGAAGCGATCCGCGCCGCCGCCCACCTTATCGATCATTCGGTTGAACCAAGAGCCGGCATCCAGAAGCGCTTCCTTCCCCTTTCGCATCAGGCGATCCCACCTCTCCTCGATCTGCACGACCTTGTGGTGGTATTCCTCCATCCGCTTGATTTCGTCATCGCCTGGGAAGTCTTGCCGCCGGGCTTCCTCCAGGTTCCGGTTCAACTGGACCATGACGGGAATCGCCTCGATACCCGCGCGCTTGAACAGAGCCATGGCCGCAGCATCGCGCTCCAGAGCCGTGGGCAGCGCCGCGATAGCCGCGCCGATTTCCGTGAACGCCTGCGCCGTAGGCTTTACTGATCCCGTCGCGGCGTCGTACATCGTGACGTGGAGCTTCTCCAGTTCGGTGCGCGCCTTGGCGCCTTCGTCGGAGTCCTCGTTCATCGCCTGCGAGAGCCCGCGCATCGCGCGCTCGAAGACCGACACGTCGGAACCGGCGAGTTTGGCCGCATAGCTGAACTGACTTACTTGGGTCACGCTCAAACCGGTGCGCAGCCCCACGTCGCGGATCTGGATCGCGTACTCGCCCAGGCTTTTGGCCGCCTCGAATCCAGCGACCGCGATTGCGCCCAGCGCGGCTACGCCGGCCGCCACTCCGATACCGAACGGCCCCATCGCCGCAGTGACGCGCGAGATCGCTCCCTGCGCGCCCTGCATCGGATTCTGAATGAACGCAGTGACGTCGTTCCCCATCGCCCGCATGGCGTTCGACTGTCGCTGCACCGCCTCCTCCGCTTCCTTCGCCGCCTTGGCAGCGTTGGCCGCGCGCGTCGCCTTCTCCTCTGTGGCGATCATTTTTTCGTACGAGCGCGTGATGGCGTCGATGGCCTGCGGCTCCTTGGCGTAGCGCTGGAGAAGCTGGTCGCGCTGGGCAACCAATTTCTCGACGCCGCTCTTGCCGAACGTGTCGGCCTGCTTTTCAAGCGACGCGACGAGCCGCTGCACACTGGTCCTCGTCTGGTCCGTAATGCGGACCACTTTCTCGTGCGCCGTCGTCGCCTTCTTCTCGAAGCCCTCCAGACTGGCGTTGGCCGCCGCCACCACCGGAGTAACTACGTCCTCGGCTTCGAGTATTATTCGCTCTGCCTGGTCTGCCATTTTCTAAGCTGCCTTTGTGCCGCTCATGTACTCTGCGAAACCGACCTGCCGCAGGCCGCTGAAGCTCCGGGTGCTTGCCCGGCCCTGCGCCGCCGTGCCGCCCGACGCCAGTACCAGCCCGCCCGCCGTTTGGATCTCCTGCAGCGTGACAATCGGGCGGTAGTTGAGAATCAGAGGAATCACCCTATCGCGGTCTGCCGGCGAGACACCCCACTGCCGCTCCCGCTGGTTATTCCAGAAAGCAATTTGCGAGGCGGTCTGACTTCGGCCAGGCATCGCCTCGTCCAGGAACCCAATCACCGCGCGGTTCTCGTTGGCGGTCAGCACCTTGAGACACCGCATCGTATGTCCGGTCCACGTCCAGTCGCGGATTGGTTGGAGGCCGCGCGCCGACTTGTAATCCGGATAGCCGCGACGCCCGGTCTTCGCCGGCTTCAGGGGAGTTGCCGCCTGGTCGTAAATGTTCTGGCCGCTCACGATGCGCGCCCGGATGGTATCGGCGAGCAACTGTGCGAAGCCCTGCATCTCCTGCGCGGTGAACGGGGAATACGCAAAACGGGCGCGCCTCATGACGGTCTGGAATCGAAGCATGGTTTACACCTGGGAAGCTGCAGCTTTCTGGGATGGGCGTTTCTGGTCAAGTTGGCTTCGAACACCTTTGCTTCCGGTTAGTGTCATCCGGGATACGACGGGATGGCGTGGAGACCGCCCGGCATTACGGATTCGGCATGCGACCGAAACTATCTTCAACTGCCGTCTCGAACGACCGGCTCGACATGCACCGGAAGCGTACCCACCGTTCGCAATAGGCCCTATAGTTCGGCGAGCATTCCTAGACGCTGTTGATCCACCCGCAAATGACACTGCGTACGCGGATCCTTGTTCTCGACGTTCTCGACTTCCTGATGCGATACTGCGTTATTGAGATGAGATCCCCTCTTCAAATCTGGGAACCTGAGATTCGTGCAGCCTTGTTCACGGTAGCGCCTGAAAAGGCCGAGGCTTTCGCCGAGTTGGTCGCGAAGCGAAACATAACGCTTGACTTTGTGGACAAAGGCGGACTGCATTTCAGAGCGTATGACGATCACCCTGAAATCGAAGTCGGCTGGCCTGCTTTGGAAGCCTTGTGGTCCGCGACATATGCATACCTTGCCCTTTACCAGGCGCGACACCGCTCACAAGTTTCCGGCGAAATGCAATTCCACATTGGCTCCCAGGAATTATCCGAGGGCCTGAACCTCTACGGGTGGAGCTTGAATCGGTTAAAAGGCAAGACAGAGTCCGCCTGGCCCAATCAACTCCCGCTACCATCACGGCCACCGAAAACGGATTTTGATAAGCTCGTTCTTCGGTACTTTTTGGATGCTGCAGCATGGATCCTGCAACATGAGTGCGGCCATCAAATCCTTCAGCGGCCTCGCCCACTTGACCGCGAAAGCATCGATTTGGAGTGGGAAGCCGATCGGCATGCAACAGCGTGGACACTCGATGGCCTCCACGACGGAATTCTTATCAATGAGAGACTGGAAGGGATCTGCATAGCGACTGGTTTCTTGGAAGCACATCGGGATAACGCCTCGTCCGACTCACATCCCGCACCATTAGAGAGGATGACGATGGCTCTCAATTACCGACGCGTACCACCAGATGCTCTCCCATACGCATTCGCGCTCTCTGCGCTCCAGATGAACTGGCACTTACGCGAATACAACACTTGGATTCAGGTTGAGAACCAAACTTTCCGGGATCTTCTTGAGCAGTTTGGTGCCTGCCTATCAGGGCGGGCCGCAACGGCCTGGCTACTCGTGCGCCCAGAGGACGCCGTCAAGGCAGACGTCGCCCTCAGCGCACCGCTCGAACCTGAGATTACACGAGGCATCGCTTACGACCTTTGGGAACTTCGAGGATCTCCGCTGTGGGCATCGGGAGTTGACTGGTTCGCCGCCGAAAACTACTATCGAGACCTTCGGTTTGACGCTGTCGTTCGCCTACTGCGCGAGAAGGCACTGAACCAAGCGTAATCCCAGTTTCGGTGTGTCCGACACACTGGGCGTCTGGCGCGATCCGTCAAGTCTTTGTGCGCTCTTGCCATTCCGCGACGTGCCGGGCTTATCGTTCTTCTCCCGAATCGTTCGCCACCCTAGGAAGTCCATCCACCCGTCCGTGTTGTCGCCAATGCTCTAACTGGCTGATATAAGGAACCAGTTTTTTAATCAACGTCGTGAGAGTTTTCGAATCAGCAACTCCTGAAAGCTCTTCGCGTCGCGGTCCTCGGCGGCGTGGTATTCCTTTTGTTCGCCGTCGATCAGTTCCATCACCCGAAATTCCTCCTCGGTGATGTCCTGCAGGGTGATCGTCAGACCGATGTTCTTGGCGTTGAGGAGCCGGAAGCACCGCCGCACCAGAATGCCGTTCGGCGAATCCATCGCTTCGTCGAGCAGGTTCCGTGGGCAGTTGGGACCGTGGCTTACGTCGATGGCCTTCCAGCCGGCGCTACAGACTGGGCAACCATCCAACTCGTCCGGGGAAGAGTAGCCACACTGCTTGCACCGGAAGACCCGGTCCGGGCAGTCCTCGTCCTTACCGCAGGCCGAACCCTGGCGGCACGCCGAGCGGATCAGAAAACGCAAGCCCGGCCCCTCCGGCGAGTCGGGCATCGCTATTCCGGGTCGTCATCTGCCTCGATTGCGAGTTGCGCAATGACCTCGGACACCGCCGCGGACTTGTGGACGATGGGGACCTCGCCCGCATAACCGTCGTGCGAGACGTGCAGCTTGTCGTAGAGCGCCCCGCTCGGCTCCAGGAACGCCCGCGTCTCAACGGATCGCCGGGCCGCCACCACGCTGGTGGATGCTTTCTCGTGATCCTGCATCTCCTTGGCGGTCGGCATCCGCAGCACGTGCGTCACGCGGGCGCCAGGAACTTTCATCTCGATCCGGTAATTGACGCCCTCTCGTTGGATGTCGGCTACCTGGCAACGCTCGACGCGACCGATGGCCATGCCGGCCTCGGCGTCGTCGAATTCCGGACCGTCCTTGTCGATGCGGATCTTCTTGAACAACTCCCCGTTGATTTTGGGAAGATCCACGTCCTCGCTCTGCGACTTCCCGCGCCCGAGGAAATGGCGGATGGTGCGCTGGGCCCGCGCCCAAGAACACCATTCCTCATCCGTCGGGAAGCGCACCTCGCACCGTTTCTCGCCGCCCGACAAGATCGGCACGACGATAGGCTTCGATGCGTCAAAAAGAGGTTTGCTCGTCTGTTCCATATGTCCTTTCAAAATGGGCCTACTGGCAGATACCGCCTTGCGGCGTCGTTATCGACATAGTCACCAAGCCGTTTACGGGATCGTACAACTGGACACCGGTCACCTGAAGCGTGGCGATGCCGTCGGTGTTCGACAGTTCGACGACGTTGAAGCCCATCGCCTGGATCGCCATCGTGAAAGCGTTGTTGGCGTCGAGGGTAAACGTAATGGTGGCGGTGCCGACGGTCTGGGCGATTAGCGCCGCGTACTCCAGGGAACCGGTCTGCACGCGCGCGACGAACTGCACCGCGAAGGTACGGTCGCCCCACTCAAACCGACCCTGGATCTGGTAGCCGTCCTGCTGTCCCGACCCGGGAAAGAAGCCCGGCCGGAAGTTATTTTCCCAGGAAGCATCGAGCGAGACAAACTGTTTGCCGCTGCCGCCAGTCAGGTAGTTGATGCCGTTGATGGTCAACGCGCTGACCATGCCGGCGTTGAACTCATGCAGGACCGTCGCCGCCGGCAAAGTAATCGTGCTGGGCGAGACGTACTGCCCGGTGGTCACACACTCGACCGAGAGCATCGCGCTAGCGCGGCCAGGGGAATTCTTGATGGCCAGCTTCCAGCCCTTGACCGCACAGCCGACCAGGAGTTCATCGAGCAGCGACGACCCGCCAGGCCGGATCTGTTGGACGTACGAGAAGTATGGCAACTCAAGCCCGGTCGCGTTGGTCGCGCCGAGCGCCGGCACGATGGTGTAAATGTACGGTGCGGTGGTGCCGACGACCGTGACGTTGCCCAGCGAAAACGCGAGCGCCCAAGCCAGGAACTCCGACGATGCGTACTTCGAGATCTCGAAGGACGGCATGTTGTAGTGGGACTTGAAAAGCTGCGTCGGAAACTCGTGACCCTTTCCGACTTCAGCCCGATCGTCCTCGTTCACCGGGACCTTCGCCCAGGGCTTTGTATTGAGGTTCGTCAACCGCCAAATCTTGGCGACGAGCGATGGGGTGCCGATGGCGGCCTGTTTGCCGAAGCCCCAACCCTCAACCAGTTCATTGATATTCGCCATGGCTATTTGGCCTCCGTGTGGTCCGGGACTGCCGCCTTCGGCGTGTCCTGGGGTTTCGCCGTCGGCGCGGCCGGAGCAGGCACCTGATGCCAGCCTTGCGCCATGAGCGGTCCAAGCGTCGCGGCGGTCCCATCGACATGCCGGATCTCGTCGCCCTGCGGCGATTCCATGTAGACCTTCTCAACGTTCTGCATTTCTGCTCCTCGACTCCGGGTCAGCCGGGCTCATGGGTTGTAAGATTCGATCAGCCGCGCCGCGACCTCGAAGTACTCGAACGTGGCGCCGTCCGCGCTGATCACGATAGTGTTGCGTCTGGCCGACGGCAGGTAGAAATCCATCGGCTCGCAACCGGGGTCAACCTGAAGGTGCAGCATCTTAAGCGCGCCTCCCACGGGAGTATCGTTCACGATCAGGTTGAACAGGTCCTCGTAGCCGGCTGTGCCCGTCTCCGGCGCACGCAGGTAAAGCGAGAACTCGTGAACGAACACCAGGGCGTTGCCGAGCCTGCCGCGGTCGGTGCCCTGCCACACGACCATGATCGATCCCGGCGGCATCCCGAGAACCGCCAGGCGAACGTTCGCCTGCGTCGCTTGCCCGAAGACAACGGTGTTTTCCGAGTAGTACTGAATCGTAGTCGGGTCGCCGCCTATCGCCTCCACCAGATTCGGCAGAGCCCGCAGCGAGGCCACCCACTCGGCCAGGATGATTTTGGGGCTGATCATGACGGCTGCAACGTCAATGTCGCGAGGACCATCCCATACGGGTCGGACTGGCGCACGGTCGTCACCGTAAACGCCACGCCCCAGGCGGCGACGATATCGCCGCGCTGCGCCGGGTTCGGAAGGTCGACGGGATTGAGTTCGATCTCTTCCACGCTCGCCACCGAACCCGCTTCCATCCTCTCGCGGATACGCCGGACGACTACGATGGTCGCAGGAGCGCCGACCGCCAATCCTGCCAGCATCGATTGATACACCACCGGCTCGCCGAACGCGTTCTGCATGAAGCGGTTCGCGTTCGCGCTAATGGTAGGCCATCCCGACATAGAAGTCTGTGCGTTGAGAGTTGCGCGCGGCGCGGGCCGCCCCAGGTTGTTAGAATGTCTGATTCAACCGTACGCGGACGGTAGGATCGCCAGCGGCTCCGCCCGGAGCATTGGCCCCGCTCGGCTGCATCAGGACGGCCACACCGATCTTCTTGTTGGTGTTGACCGAGGAAGCCAAGTGGGCGGTGTTGTCCCAATACACGTAGTCGCCGTTAACGAACGTGCTGGTGTCTTTGGCCAGATCGAAAACGCCTTCCGTTACGATCTCCATGTTGTCGCCCACTAGTTGCGTGTTGACGGCGACCCCAAAGAGGTAGCCCGTGCCGATCACCTCCACACCGCCGCCCCCGGTTACGGCGTAGGGAGCGATCACCGTAATTGTTTTGCCGTGCTGGACATAGTTGTTCATCGATTCGTCTCCTGTGTTTGTGCCGGGCCCCTCGTCGAGGCCCGGCGTTGGTTGTTGCTGTTGGCTGGCTGCGCGCTGCTTCTACGCACCGGCGTTTTTCTGCATGCCGCGATAGTCGATGGCCGCAGCGCCGAAGTCCATGCGCGCCTTGATCTCGATGCCGTCGACCTCGAAGCCCTGCTTGGTCTCGATGTACACACCCTGCTGCCCTTCGAGGTAGCAGTACTCCACCGTGTCCACCTGCGCCGGGTCCGCGAACAGATACCACGCGGTCGAACTGGCAGCGTCGAGACGCGGCTCGACGATAGGCACCAGGCTGCGAACCCACTGCGGCACAACCTTGGTCTCGTCGGACGAGGCGATGTCAATCGGGAACACGACCTGGAGCATGTAAGTTTCGAGCGCCGTCGGTACCGCGATAAAGCGCGGGACCAGATTCAAAGGAGTGCCCTGCGGCCCCTTCTGCCGGCGCAGCTCTCCACGCCCGAGGCCTAATGCGCCCAGCGCCAATGCGCCAGCCACAGTCGGATCGATGCTGCTGGGGGTGCCGGTAAGCAGGTTATTGTGACCGGCAGCGAACAGCGCGGTGGCGGCAGTGTCGCCCGCGTACTTCGCCACCGGGTTATTGATGATGATGCCCCAGACGATGTCCGACTCCAGGCGCGCTGCAGCCACGCCCAGCAAGGCGGGGACGCGGGTGAAGGCCTGCAGGTCGTCGTTGATGATGACCTTGCGGGTCAGTGCCACGATCTCGCCGAAGGTATTCAGCACATAGGCGATATTGCTATCGGTGAGCTGCGCCCGGTGATACTCGCCCTTCTCGTTCAACTGCTGCAGGGAAGGAGCATCGGAAAGCATCACACGATTAATGGGCTTGAAGTCCTGCGCCGTCATCTGGCGGCTGAAGGGCTCGAACGTGCGCGGATAAGATTCGTATCCCTGACGCAAGGTCTTATTCGCGACGTTGGCGAGGATCGCGGGGAAGTCCGTGGTGGACTCAGCACCGCCATCGAAGAACTCCGCATCGCGCGCCGGGGCGCGAAGGGCCACGTCCGCGATCCGGGTGGTATCCCAACCGCGCGGTTCGATGCCGCGGAGTTGGAGATACTCTTTGGCCATGTCGATGAGCTTGAAGTTGCGATACTCCCGCGCCATCTCCGACGCGTCGGCCTGCTGCTTCTCTCCGCACCCGGCCAGGAACTCACCGCTCACAGGATGCCGGTTCAGGAAGAACCGGCTGTCGGCGCGCAGCAGCATCGAAGCCTGCATGCACTCCAACCGCTTCTGCACCACGTCCGCGCCGCCCCCGGAACCGAACTGGGTGCGGATCGTGATGTCCTTGTTGTCGGTGGTCTTCTTTCCCTTCGCCTCAAGCGCAGCGAATACATCCTTCCGCGCCTGATCCACAGACACGCCCTTCGCGATGCAATTGCTGATGACGGTTTGGTCCACTCCATGCTTGCCTGCGGTCACGCCCAGCGAAGTAATCTCGCTGACGCGCAACCGTTCGGCCGTGACCGCCTCTTCTCGCGCGGCGGTCAAAGCCTGTTCGTTTAACACTCGAGCAGCATCCGCTGCGCCCGTACCCTGCTGAGTTGTATCAGCCATTTCAGGTTTCTCCTTTAGCGGGCTGATTGCCCGAATTGCATCCATCACCGCGGCGTCCGGCGCGCCGAAGACTGCCATCTCACCGTTCGGTTGAGCGTTCAAGAAGCACGAGTTAAAATCGGCCGGTACCGTGCACGGTGAAATCTCAAACGGTTCCCAGTCGGTCGCCTTGAACATGTCGACCTGCTGGTTGTTTAAGAACGGAGCTTTGCCAGCCGCCATGCCCTCCGCTTGCATGTCGGTTTTCTCGCGCGTGTAAATGAACGTGCCGAAACTGAGGTTCTGAAGAATGCCGGTGCTGGCCTTGCGGAAGATGTCCGCGCCGTCCGGGTCTCCCAGATCGAATTTGAGTGTGGCCATGCCCTTGTTGCCGTTGGGCCACGCGCGTTGGACGACGCCAACCTGGGCTCGCGTGCCGACCTTGCCGGCCATCAACGACTTAAAATCGTCGCCCGTAAAATGCGTATCGAAGACCGGCGCGCCGCTGTTCAGCCGGTCCATGCGGCAGCCTTCCATCGCGAGCCTGAGCATGTAGGGCTCGCCGGTGGAGCGGTCGATCCTCGGGACCATCGCGCCGCTGTACCAGACCACGTCGATGGTTCCGTCGTCCGCGTTGGCGGTGCTCGGCACCACCTGGGCGTCGGCGGCGAAGACCTCCGAGTCCCGTCCGGCGGCCACGCTCGCGGTTGCGGTCGCGGCTTCCTTGGTCGCGACGGTTGTTGCGGCGGCCGCAGCAGTCGCGACCTTTTCCGGCGCTCCGGCATCGGATGCCGCGGTGGCGCCTGCCTGTTGAACCTCGGTCGCTGCCGCCGCAGCGGCGTCCACTGGATCATGCTGCTGTGTTAAGAGCGGCATCGTTTTCTCCTTTCCTTTAGCTCTTCACCGCGTTGACCGCGATGTAGTCGCTCTCGCCCAGCTTCTGGAACTGATAAACCTGCTGTTGAAGCCAGGCCAGATGGCCTTTGAACTTGTCGTCGCCTTCGCGGTGCCACTTCGCGAGGTGCTG